AAAACATAATAGAGGGAATACTAGTGTTTTTATTATTATTTCTAATATTTTAATATGTTGGAATTAATAGCGGAGTTAGGTTTTTGGTGGTTTACACTATCGGTGGTGTTATGTGTGTTGTTTTTTTATTTAATAAAAAAATAGGAGGAAATATGTTGCATATAATATTTTATACGATCATAGTCGTATTTTTTTTATATTTAATGATAGCAAGATCAAGATTTTAATTTGACATTAGTGTTAAAATAACTATATTAACACTACTAATGGTGTCATAGCTATTAGGTCTCTTTTAGATAAGAGTATAAACATATCTTAACCCTTTGTTAGACAATGGAGGGGTTAGTTTTAGTCATCTAATCCCTCTTTAAAAATATGGAAATAATATTCACACCAGAATTTTGGCTCGTGCTTGGATGGGGTTCTTTTCTAGCATGGCTAACTTGGCTCGGTCGTGATTAACCAAGCCAATTAGCCTCATCCTCATTATAAGGAAACATTACTTGATGTCTATTTTAACGCCTTCTATTTCTTTAGGCTCGTTATAGCCAAATTTAATCTTTAATAGGCCGTCTTTCATTTCTGCCTCATCAATGATTACATCTTTAGCTAATTCAAACTGTTTAAAGAATTGTCTAAATGCTAGACCTTGTTTGATATAATCTACGTTCTTATTATCTACTTTACCCTCGACTGTTAAAATACCATCTTTAACTTCTACAAGTACATTTTCTTTATTGTATCCTGCAAGACCGAGTTCTAATCCATATTTACCTTTGCCGTATTTTACTACATTGTAAAATGGAAATGATTGTACTTTTGACCACGTGTCAAAAATATTTTCAAAAGCATCATCAAAAAACTTTGTTGAGCCGTTGAATAACTGTTTATTTAAATTATTGAAAACTTCTAGGTTTGTCATAATTTACTCCTTTTTAAGCAAGTTAATTAGGTCTGCCCCTGTGGCACAACCTATGACAGTATATAATGAAACCTCCCCCTTTTTCAAGGGGGAGGAAACTTTAAACAATGAAAGGAAAAAATAGAGTGTGATACTCTATGTCATTGATTTTATTACTAATTTTAGTATAAGTCAATTATACTAATTTTGCTTATATTTACTCGTCTTCGTCCTCATCTTCAAAGTCGTTATCAGAATCACATTCATGATTTTCTAATTCTTCGACTTTTTCTCTGATAGTCTCAATGTCTTCATTAATTCTATCTAAGATGTCTTGTATTGTTTCTTTTTTCTTAGCCATGAGATACTCCTTTCGGCCGTAATGATCTCAAATAAAATTTATGGGATCAACCTTGTTCAAGTAATTAAAAATGATGTAACTAGAGCTGTTGTACTATTAAAGACAATATTTCGCCATTTATCTGCTATCTTTTTATATTCTCTTCTTTTTTCTTTATCTGTTTCTTTTTTATAAGCCTCATAATGTCTATAATATTTAATCCAATTAATTTGTTTTTCTGTAAATTTAATATCCCCTCGTTTAACTGCTAATAAATATTTTTCTTTAACTAGATCAGGATCGAAACCTGACCAATAACATACCTTTTGAAAATCCTCATCATTAGTTATTATCCATTCATGAGCTTCCATTTTATAAATACTTGTTTTGCGATCAGATAGACCTTGCATCGTATCTTCTATGGCATTACATAAAACACCACGCCACAGTCTCTGTTCAGAAACTATCTCTTTAGTTTCTAAGATGGTTTGAGCGAATTCAATGCCCATAAGTTTTAATAAGCCTACTGAGTATGTCATGGTAATAGAGGATCATCTCAGGACTGTGTTTAGTCTTAAGAAAGTAATTATAGTTATCATGTACAGCTAATAACAAGTCTGTGATTTCATGTCCAGACCACGTTGAATAATCTACATCTAGTATGTTTTCTAGCCTATGAGGTCTAAAGATGTTTGTACGTTTCATACGTACATTGTAAGTCTTATTTTTCCTTTTTGCCACCATCATACACCTTAAATACTATAGCTTTTCCCTCATTTTGAGGAATTTTTTTAGGGTCAAAGTCATTTTTCCCTTTGCTATACCAGTACATCTTGCATAATGGTAAAAATCTTTCGTCAAATGCAGGGTCAAAACCATAAGTTTTGCCCATATATAAATTAAACATTACATTACAAATCAATTCATATTGAAATTTTGTTAATTTTTTAGATAAGAAACTTAAACAGTATAGAAATTCTGTTTGAATGGGGTCGTTTTCGTTATTCATGCCAGATTATTAGCATAAATAACGAATTACACAACCTTAATGTTTTCCGTTAAGTAAATTTTTAATAAAAACTTCGTATTTTACTTTTTCTTTTGATGCTTGATACTTACAATAATCATGCACTAATTTAGAAATCATACTTGCGGGAGCTCTAAATTTTTTACCACAAAGACTTTTTAATATTTTGTAGTCATCAATTCTTATTGCAACACTTTTCCATTTATTGATATCCATTTTATTTCCTATGGGTGTAGTCTTCGCCAATAATCCATTCTTTCTTCGAATGTAGGCTCAGATTTTAGTTTCCAAAATATGTATAACCTTTTTAATAGAGGCGGGTAAGACTTATTATCTGGGTGTTCATCCATATAATACTGTTTAAAGGCATATTTTTTGAAGTTATACACATATCTTTTTATCATTGTTATTGTCATAATGCTTGTTTTTAATGGCGTTTTATACTAATGTCAAGGAATATTGACAATGCCTCCCAAGATATATAAGATAATCCTATGAAGTCATATCGCTTCACTGCTAGATATGCTGGTCAACGTATAGTACTTGACGTAAAGGCATCAGATGATGATGAAGCGAAAAATAACTTCATAAAAGAGCTTAGAGAAGGCCGAGGAACTTGGAGTAAAGAAGTGACATACTCCCCATCTAAAGTCTTCCTAACATATGAGGAACTGAATGTTTCATAATGAACAGTCTCTTATTACTAGAAAAATGATTCTAGAAACTAAATGGAATCATATGTTTTTAGAAAAAGGAATAGAGACAATAGATATGATGCAGATTGAACTCGAACTGAAAGAAATTAAAAGACAGTTAAGAGAGCAAGCTGTATTCAAAGTAAGAGAAGAATTAGAAGAAGATTTAGATATAGCTTCTTAAATTTTTTATCTTAACATTTTTTCTTTGGGAACTCCCTCAGAGAATAGGTAAGTACACTTTGCTGTGTACTCAACGATATCGTCTTGAAATAAAAATTCAAAACTTTTTATTATTTCTTTTTGCATGTGAAGTTTAAATACTTTTTTATTCATTTGTTGTAAGAATTTTTCTTCATCTATATTTTTTGCTATATAACAAATTGAAGAATTTGCATGATTTTTTATAAAGTTATATCTGCTACACCCATCAGATATGATATACTTATTATCTTTTTTTACTAAAACCATCGGACAAATTAATCCAATGTCTTCTATTGAATCATTAATATCTGTTGCATGTTCTTTGTGATTACAGTTAATTATATTATCAAAATTAATAGCTTCTAATCGTACACCAAATATTTGATATAGCGGATGTATAATTCTTAAAGGCCCGAGAGCCGTGATCCCTGTAATTTGATCCATGCTACAATTTTCTTTCTTTTATAATCTCATTTAAACGTTTTATTAATTTAATAGATATTCTATTTTTACTTAAATTACAATCGGTACAACAAAATATAATATTACTAAGACTATAAGTTTTACTATTATCAAGACGATCTATAGAAAAATTTTTTATATTTTGTGTAAATTTTTTAAAAGACCTACCCCCACCTACGTTATATCTGCCCCTCTTATAAGTCCAAGGTTCAAAACAGTAAAAACAAACTTTTCCCCATTTATTAATATATTCATTAAAATAGTTTAATACTTCTTCTTTAGAAGATGTAGGAACAAGTCCTCTTTCTTTTATTCTACTTGGAGCAAACATTGATGAAACACATTTTTTAACAAAACCTTTTTCACTATTCATATACTTATATTTAATTTCAGAAAGTTTTTTACCATTTTTTAAAGACCACTTTTTATGGTATTGTTTAAGATATTTTTTTCTTGTTTTTTTGCATTTATAAGGCATATCTATTATTCAACTTCCCCCCAACTCTTTCCAATTGCTACATCAACTAAGCTAGGAATTTTAAACTCTATACAGTTCTCCATAGTCTTTTTAATTACTTTAACATCTTTAACTTCATCTTTAATGTTAAAACATAATTCATCATGTATCTGTAGTAATGGAGTATGTCCTGCTTCATGACAATCAATGACTGCTTGTTTAGTTTGATCGGCTGCTGAACCCTGTATCAATCTATTTAAAGCTTTATACGTAAATGCTCTTTTAATATTTTTAGCACCATACTTTGCTGAAGCATTTTCAAATGTTTCAGGTGTATGTATTCCAAAATCCATTGGTTCCCACATATTAAATCTACATTTACGACCTTTCTTAGTTCTAATAGCACCCTCTTTAGATGCTTTGTCCATACAAAGTGCAATAAGTTTTTTAACAAATGGTACTTTCTTATTATATTTAAGAATAATTTCTCTTGCTTCTTGTTCAGATAAACCTAATGAAGTTGCAAGTTTAGTATTTCCCATACCATACATTAAACCTAAACCAATTGTTTTAGCTTGAGAACGATCTATACCAATCATATCAGCAACTGTTTGGTGAAAGTCTGCTGAAGCATTTTCATATGCTTTAACTAACTCTTGTGTTCCCTCATAACCAACAGAAGAAGCATAATGCACGACCATTCTTGGTTCTTGTTGAGAATAATCAAATGATCCCCACTTATGATCTTCATCAGGTAAGAATAAAGATCTAATCTTAGGGCCAAAATCTTTATTACGAGCTGGTATTTGTTGTAAATTAGGATTAGACATTGATATACGTCCAGAAACTGTACCACCATTATCTGATCTTAATTGATTTATTTCAGCATGAACTCTACCATTAATTTGGTATCGCATAACACTTTGTAAAAAAGTAGCATGAAATTTATTTATTTCTCTTGCTTGAACAATAAGTTTAGCTATTTCATGAGGACAGTTTGTAAGCCAGTTAGCTGTAAAACTAGGTTCATTACTTTTAGCAGTCCTAGGATAAGATATTTTTAATTTATCAAATGCTTCTCCTATTTGTCTTGCCGCCCAGATATCTATGTCCTTACCTACTATTTGTTTTATCTTTATTAAAGTTTCTTTCTCTTGAATCTCAAACTCTTTAATCATTCTTTGGGCTTTTTCTATATCTACTCTAATTCCTTTTTGTCTCATCTTAATTAAAATAGGAAGTAATTTAGATTCCATTTCCCAAATGGTAGTTAAATTTTGTTTGATGATTTCATTCTTTAAAAATGCCCATAGCTTTAGCGTGAGCCGTGCATCTTGTTCAGCGTAGAAACCAACATGTTCCGCAGGTAACTTCCACATCTCAGCTTTAGGATCAATGCCATGGTCTTTGGCTGCTTCTTTTAAATCTGTTTCAGCTTTGATCTCGCCTAAATAATCTTTAGCTAGTGCATTTAGATTATATGCCCATCTATTTTCATCAACGATTGCTGCTGCAACCATTGTATCAACAATCTCTCCATTTACTTGGATACCCATTGCCTGTAACCAACCTAGATCGTATTGAGCATTATGAAATATCTTTCTACAAGGTAAGGCACATATTTCTTTCATGTAGCTTATAACTTGTGCTGGAATCATATTACCACCACCGAAATGTTTAAACGGGTAATAACCTTGCCAACCTTCAACAGCTACAGCAAAACCGATTACATAACCTTTACCAATAGCCCAACCAGCTCCAAGACCTTCATTAATACCATCATCTCTAGTTTCTAAGTCTATTGCAATCTCAGTTGCATTAGATAAGTCTTTATATTCTGACGGACACAACCAGATACTTTTTTTAAATGTTAGTGAATATTGTAAACTTGTCATTTAATTAACTCCTTTGCTGTAGATAATTTTTTAATATCTTCAAATGGAACTAATGTTATTTTGTCTTTTCTATTTAATCGTGTGTATATCATGTATTTTCCTTTTCCTGTTTTATAGTTATTTTCTTTTAATTTATTTATTGTATAGTTTAAAAGCTCTTCTCTTTCCACCACAAGCCAATTATTATTTCTTTCAAAAACAATATAGTCAGCCTTACCTTTAAGCCACCCATCTCTTCCATCAACTGTTGTACCTTCTACCCAAGCATTTTCGTCTTGATAATTGTTGTCATATCTATTTATCTTTTTTAATCCTTTGATATCAAATTTTAAACTATCCATACCAATAACAGCACAAACTCCTTTTACATCCCAATGTTCAAATATATCTTCTTGTTTATTAGCTAATATAAATTCTTTTAAATATTTATTTGCAAAATTTAATTCTATCTGCTTTCCTTTTTCTAAAAATGATTGATAGTTTGTCATTTATATTATCCAAAATAAAAAAGTTAAAACACAGACACAGGTTATAAAACCCATGTCATACACTAGTGGTTCATTGTTATCTATCATTGTAATCTCTTTCTAAAACCATTTCTAAATAATGCATAGCTTTTAAGATATCTTCTTTTTTTCCTTTTAATCTGTGTCTGCATATGTATTTGATTGCATTACCTTCTGCAAACGGTAAATTATTTTCATTAATAAATTTGGAAGGCTGTATCTTCATAGACTGATAATGCTTTCCTCCTACTTGTCTAAAAAACGCTTTATTGCTCATTTCTTTTCTCCGTGTATTCTTTAAACAAATGTTTAAATATTTCTTCTGGTTTTCCGCCATAGGTATAAGTACGTACATCTTTATTCACATTATAAATAATAAAATAACTATTTGGTGTATGTGTTTCTTTAACTATTTCTTCTATTTTAATCATTTCTTTTCTCCTTTATGTAAGTTAAATAATCTTCCCCTATTGGATAATTATATTTGTAATCAGAACTTAGTAAGTGTAATGAATACTTTGCTCTTGTTACTGCAACATAGACAACTCTTTTTTCGTCCATCTTCTCTATGTTTGTTTTGTTTTGATATTGAGAAGCATAATCAGCTTTAAAATAAACTAAAACATTATCTGCTTCTCCTCCTTTCACAGAATGAATAGTATCTATAATGATTGTAGGATCATTATTTAATTGATCTTGTCCATATTTCTGTAATAGAATTTTTACGTAAGTTATTTCCGTTGGTTTAATATTTCTTTTTAATGCATGCCACCATTCTTGTGATTTGACTTCATCTTTTAAAGTTAATCCACACCATGCTTTTAAATCTTCAAAACTATATTCTTTATGGTTTTCTTGTTGATCCCAGAATTCTTTCTTTCTATATAAATCATTAGATAGAGATCTAACATATTTATACATATTAATAGCTTCTTCTTTAAATATTTTTTTACCATTAGATAACTTTGTCCAAGTTTTAATTGCTTTCCATTTATTTGAGGTAAAAGATTTATTACCTTTAT